GCCATGAAAAGCCTGCAGGGCTAATTGGTGGCGATAGGCAGGGTTGATAAACGACTGGTACGACTGATTATTCCGCTGGGCTTGCAGCATCCAGTCGCCCCGTCTTTTAATTTCAGCCATGTGATTACGGATGTTCTCAAACACAGGCTTCTGCATGTCATACGCGAAAGGACCGCGGCCAAATACCGAGTTCCGCAGTTCATTTAAATACACGCTGTTCGCCGCGGCTTTTACGCCAGCCGGAATAACGGTCGGATCTATGTGGAGCCTGAAATTCGTGGGCCGGTGGGTAATGCCTTTGTATTTCGGCTTAGCGTCGTCGATTACCCAGTCATCAGGCGATTGTGCCATCAAGCGCCGAATGATCGCGGCCTTGTGGTCGTAGCGCTTGTTATCCGAATGTTCTTTTGCCGCTAAAAGGTCTTTGAGGATTTCGGGCTGCGCGGCTTTCTCTATTTTTTCTTGCTTGTCGTAGTAGGCCGCGTCTTCGGACAAGTGATCCTTGGCAATTTCTTTGGCGATTTGATCGTTGTCGGTGTGCTCGTGCTCATGCCGTGTTCCCCTAGTTAATTCTTTTTTCAAAAACTTATTATCGGCCTTGCCGTCGGCTTCGCCACCAGATAACAGATCCGCCTGTTTCTGCTGGCTTTGCAGTTTTTGCAGTAGGGCCGAAAGGTCTTGCCCTGGTTTGTATTTCAGCGTGCCCGGAAGTTTGTCATACGCCGCAATCGTGGGCGTGTGAAACTTATAGACAAGATCGGCAATACGCTTTTTTTCTTGCTCGACGTCCGGCGTCCATTTTTTTGCGGGGTCTTTTTCGTACCGCTGTTTTGTGCGGCTAAGGCGTTGTTCGTACGCCTGCTCGACAGGCGGGTTTACATGCACCCTTTTGTATTTGCTTAAAATCTCAGGCGGAAGATACGACAGCTGCACACCCTCGACCACGGCGGGCCCGTCGTTTTTCTCCAACGTTTGCATAGCCGTTTGCCGCATCAGTGCCCGAAAGTCTTGTTCTTTGGGCGAGCCGGCTGGCAAATGATTATCCGGCGTATTGTCGTCAAGAAACTTTTGAAAATTGGGATCTTGATCGACCGATACGCGCGGCAGTTTTAATTTTTCGGCTAGGGCTTTTGACAGCGTAGATTTGCCGGCCCCAGAATGCCCGCTTACGAGCACAACCTGGCTCGGGTCCGCGGCAGCGGCTTTGCGTACCTCATTGTCGCCGAGCACGTTCTTTTTTCGTACTGCGACCGTGATGTGAAACGGATGGCCCTTCGGCAGCGGCGACAATCCGTAACTCTTGCGAATTGCGGTTAAGCCGGGGCTCGAGACTTGCACGGCCCAAACTTTGCTTACGCCGCTAATGCCTCGGACGGTTATTTCTTTTAACGGCCCAAGTGTGTAGCCAAAGTTGTGGCCACGCTCATTGATCTTATCGGCACCCACCGACTGCACTTCGTCGGCAGTCATCACAGAAATATGGGCGTTCAAAAGATCTGCGTCAACGTTGGGCACATTCATCGCGCCGGCCAACGGCAGTTCTGCCCCGGGCGCCACCAAGGCGTCAAATAATCCACGGACTAACGCGTTTGGCACAGATAGCAGAAGCCATCCGCTTTTTGCCAGATACAAGCGGCCAGATAATGAATGATTTGCAGCCGTCTTTGTTCCCGTGCGGCCAAGCCAGCCAATGGCGTTGCCAAGCTGGTACACGGTTTGATCTTCCAACGATGTTTCCCACAACAGCGGATCAAGACTGAATAAGCTGTTCATGGGTTTTCCTTGTACGCTGCTCGGCTAGGATTCGAACCTAGAACCATCGCATTAACAGTGCGCCGCGCTACCGTTGCGCCACCGAGCAATAATTCAACGCGAGCCGCCGATCGCTTCAGCACTCGTGGCCGAAGACGCGTGGACAGCGGACACGCAATGGTTGACCATGGCCTGTGCGGACAGCAGCAGCAACACCGCACAGAACGCACTGGCGCCCCACGCGGCGACACTCAATTGTTTACGGACGTTCATTGTCATGTTGATGCAACTCCTCATGATCACGTTCATGGTGGATGATGACTTTAATACCGGCACCAGATAACAACGAAATCGCCAAATCGGTTAGCGTCGAGCCGCCCATGCCGGCCAGCACGCAAATCCCAATTAGGCCGTATACATTTTCTGTCCGGCAGTAATTTTGATACCAAATCAGTGCGATGGCTAACCCCAGAAAACCGGCGTTAAGCATCGAGCTGATGACATTAAGTTTAGACAGTTTTTTGGCAAACCGCAAAAGAGTTGCCAAGCCTGCGAAGCCCGCGGCCCCGAAAGCACTGATAAATACGGCAATAGCGTGCAAATTTTCGTCAGACATGATGATAACCGCTTGATATTGCTTGCTTTATGTTAAATGCGTCAAAAGCCCTCGCGATCCCCTTCCGCGAGACCGACCCTGATTTAAACCAGGGTTTTACGACGACTTACAAAAGTAAAATTTACTTTGTGTGGCATTCGCCGTACCTCCAACCGCGCTCACGACTATATCTGACCGCGGAACCTGCCGAACTTTGCCGCATCCCTGCGGTAAAAAACGACCCTAACCAGCCGGCCACCACGACTAACTTTTGACGCACTTCAATTTTAACAGTATTACCCTGGCCGCGATAATCGGGCTGGCAATAAAGATAGGTTGTCAAAGATCGGTGGCTGGCAGTCTTTTACCGCCCGGCTGTCAGTACGTTAGATATATCGCATCGGCTCGTTGCTGCACAGGCCGGCTGGCTCGTAAAGTGCTAGCCAGTCTTCGCCGGCTGTCTCTGGAAATACAGCAATTGACCGAGATGTTAACTCGTGCCCCGGGAGCGTCCATACAAATTGTGCACTTGTTAACGCCAAGCCCTGCGTATCTAAAAACGAGTGGGCGCTGACGTTACATAAAGCGTCCAGGGTGGCCGGATCGTGAGCGCGGCACCAGACGCGCTGCTTGGATAGCAGGGCAGGTGGCGCGGGATTAAAGCCGCCGTCGTAGGGCAAGATAAAAGTGCCGCAGTGGAATACGACATCGACACAGACATGCCAGCCGGCTTTGAGGGCTTTTTGAATATAGGCAAGTTTATTTTCATTGTCTGGCTGTCGCCCGTCGATGTTCCCGAGGTGCGAAATAATAATACCGTCAAACGGCGTCCTACTTCTTGCCGCCATATAACATCCTTGTAGCCAAAGCAGAAAACAACGGAGCCATCGTAGCGACCGACTTGCGGCCTGTCTACGGCCCTGCGTCAGAGAATCTTGGCTGCAATTAAGCAACCACGCGCGACGGCATGCAGGGGGTCATTGGCGTGCCGCACTTCTTTAATTGGTAATGGAAATCCGTTGTCGTCCAATTTTTTTGCGAACACGTCAATAAAGCCTTTGGCCTGGCTGGTCCCTCCGGCAATTACAACCGGCAACGGATCTTTAAATTTGGGTAACGCCTTGTGGCCAGCAATCGCGTGCGCCAGCATTTTGGTCGTGTAGTCAATCAACCGCTCGTAATACGCACTTACAGCAGCCAGCACCGGATTATCGTTCTGTTCGCCAATCGTGAAGTCACCCTGCTCTTTCTCGGCCTGTACCACCGAGTCTTTTTCACCAGTAGCGACGGCGGCCATACGGTCAATCCAGTCGCCGGATTTGGTGGTGCTAAACATGACTGTCGGCTCACCATTGAGCATGATGCAGCAGTTCACCATGCCAGCGCCGCATGACAGTGCCACGCCGGTGTAGTCATCTTTCTCGAGTTCGGAATAGCACAGCGCCTCGGCTTCGTTGATCGCCCGGGCCATGTACCCGCATTCGGCCAAAATGGTCATAACCACGTCTTCGTGATACCCAACGTCAAAGTCTTCGTCTTCTTGGTCGACGGGCTGGGCCGGAACGCAAAACACAAGTTTTTCGTGGGGTTCGCTGGCCGTGCCGACGACTTCTTTCAGGATGTACGCCAGGATGCGCCGAGCGTCTTTTTCCTTGGCCGAAACAACGCCCCGGAACATGGGCCGTTTGGCTGACTCGTTGCGCTCGATGGCTTTTTCAATAGCGTCTTGCCCAAGAAGAATAAACGTGCCGTCAGCGTCTTTGACGAATAACTTGCCCTGCAGGCCTTTCTCAATCATCTTCGTGGCCACGGGGGTCGTCGGCTTGATGGCAAAGAACGCGTCACGCAGTTCCTTGTACTTCACGTAGTCGAACTTATCGTCGCTGGTGTAGCTAACGGGGGCTTCGGAGTCTGAAGCCAGGACAATGAATGAAGTACCAACGTCTAAACCTTTGGCCATTTTATTTACCCTTTAATTGTGCCAGTTTGGAAACCGAGGCATTAATGGTGTCTTGTTTTGCCGTGGTTGTCCCGAGCTCCACGTCCGAGGCTTTCTGCAGCCCGTCTGTATTAATCTTTGTCACGACTTTTGTTTCATTGATGTCAATTGTACTGATGTCTGGCTGCAGCACGGGCGTGGGCCGTCCAGATCGCGATGGCTTCGCGAGCGGAGATTGATATACCGGCCCAGCCGGGCCCGTAAGCCGACTCGCAATAATATCGAGGCGCCCAAGAATATAGCCAAGTGCGAAAGCCAGCAAAATGGACACATGTATGATGTAACTATCCATGAGACTCTGGTACCACAAGTTTCGGTTCCCAGACAGTATAAGGGTTTACGGCTTTAGGCATAAATAACGGCAGCGTTTCGCAGACGTCAAACTGATCTTCTAGTTTTTTAAACTCTCGCGGATCTGTGGCACCGACGCCCTCCGGCAGGTCGTCAATCCAAATGTCGATTTTGTAGCCGCGTTGTAACGTCATTGCCCGCTTTGGACCGTGATTACAGAAAATACAGTCCTTTAAAAGTTTAAAAGTGTCTTCGCCAAATACGTGCAGAAGTTGCAGCCTATTAGCCGGCGAATCAGTACGCCCTGTCACGCAGATCACTGTGTGTCCGCGGCTCACAAACAACCGCAACATATACCGCCACATTTCCACGTCGCTGGTGAACGTGCGGTCAAAATCAATAGCGATCGTGGTGAGCCTGTACGGCGTCATGCGTGCCAGTTGCTCATGTATTTCACGGCAATGTACGTGCCGATAAACGCCCCGCACGCTAGCGGAATGAGATACCACGGGTTGTGCAGATAGTTCATGACACCGTAAGCGCCCAAACTATACAACACGGCGCTAATTCCGCTGGCTTTCAAAGCCTGCTGACGACTGACGCAAATCACGTACAGGGCGTACAAAATGTCAAACAAAATGTAGACGACAAATACTGTTCCGGCGGTGGCCCAACTGAAGTTTTCCATGGCAGTACTGTCTCGTGTGTTAAGGTCGCGAGTTGACCGCCCGGAAAGCGTGCGCCAGCGTATCGCCTAAAATCTGTCGAATACGCTCACAGTCTTCATAACTATCTTGCAACTGATCTTCATAAAAAATACGCAAGTACGTCGCCTCGATGGGGTTGTTGATCATCAGTGCGTCAAGTTGTGCAAGACGCGTGGCGTAGTTCTTGATGACTTCTTCTTCTAGCTTTAAAGCCTCAACCAGTGCCGACTCCGTATTACGACAAAGCGGAAACTGTTTGCCGCTGGAATTTGGCAGATTAAAGTGCAGCCCAAACAGCCGATCTAGAAACTGCTGGACATGCTGCATTTCCCCTTTGGCGGACTCCAAGAAAAACTCTCGGTATTCGGCCGCGTGGATGCCGATTACAGATGACGCGTGATAAAGATAAAACTGCAAATGCGTCCATTCGTTCTGTAAGTCCGCGTTCATCAGGTCTAAAAACTGCGGGAGCGTCATGCTGGTCTCCTATTTAATAGCGTGTTAAAGTCAGTCAATGTCGGTGTCGTTATCCAATTCGCCGTTCGAGACGACGTGCTCAAAGATGTCCATGGTTTTTTTGCAGCGCATCTCGTGCAGCAACTCGATGCCCATTACCGCGTTGGCAATTTTGTCCGTGTCCAGTGCGTCTTCTGTGACCATCTCAGATAAGAGCTGCAGGTCGTCTACCGTCTGCCAGCACGCCATGAGGGCCTGCTCTAAATCAAACCGGTCGTACGTTGCTTTAATTGACATGATGTTCACGCTCCTTTTTTAAAACCCACCACGCATTTTGCCATTGCTGCCGCACACTATCGCTGAATGTCACTGATGTCTGGCCGGGCAAGATTTTACTGGCCGGAAGAATATAAAACAGCCGTAGTTCCGTATGCACAAAAATAAATGCGTCTAGTTCGTTTTTGCGATAACTCGTCGTAACGCCGTTTGTACTTCGCCGCAGGTCGAATACGTAACTCTTGTCTGTGCGACGTTTCTTGGTTTCCTGCCCTTTAACCTGCACGCGTTTAATTACGTCGCCAAAGTACGTGATGCGGTCGACGCCGATATCAAACCGCGGCACGCAAGGCATAATGCCGTGGCGGAACATCTCGTTCTCCGCCATGTTTTCCGCAATTGCCGCGATCACATGCGCGTCTGGCAATTTAGAAAAGTTTGGCCCCAGCGTCTCGACGTCTGGCACCGGCGGCACGAGCACCTTCGACGTGAACCGGTTTTTTGCATCCATGCAAAACGACCAGGGGTTATTTGTAGGTGTAACGTTTCGTTGGATCGCGGGGCGGTGGATCTGTGAAACAAACCGTCAGTAAATCAAACACGGCCGACGTAAGGATCGGGGCCAGGCAAAACAACATCACACCGCCGCAAATAAAAGCACCGATGTCGCCGAAGAATAACACCAACGGAAAAAACGTTAGTACGCAAAGCAGCATGCAACCAAATGCCCGTCGGTGCAGCCGTTCTCGCTGTGCCCACCTTTTGTTTTTTTTGACGGTCGCATGTTCGTCGAGCAAGCGGTCGAGTTCAGGTACGGCGCTCATGAGTCATCTGCGTGCAAATACTAAGGCTGACCGCGCAATGTGGTGGGCACTATCAAGTGCCGAGTACTGCCGCACACGCGCACTGTCTTCGGGAAGCATATTAAACCCGGCAACGTTAAATTGGTCAACCCAATATTTATCGTCTTTACAGTTTACATGGTGGTAACCGCCCTGCTCCGGAACGGCGTGCGAAAGCATGACAAACTTCGCCCCCTGAAACGTCGCCATTAAGTTCGGCACGT